TCGTCCCCGTTATTTTATCCTATCTTCCTAAACAGTCGATAGCCGCCAGGCAAGGATGTCTACACTCTTAACAAGTGTTGGCGACCTCGTTTGAATTTCGAACTTACTATTCGTCTTTTAGACAGCGGAAAAACTTGTTCTCACGTCTCAACAACGAGAAAACTCGCACGGGTATCGGTCTCCTCAAAAGAGTCGAAACGAACGAATCCTATTAATGAATACTTGAATGGAGTATATATGAACTATTGTGATTTAACAACACCCCTCTCGGCGTATAAACCGAAAGGCACGCACACAACCTTTTTGTATAAGGACGGAACGTCTGTACTATCTAGGCTGACTACCACCGCCCTCGAACTGGGGGAGCAACACAGACGCACTTTGTTGCGTCTAATTCGGAGTAGTCTGAGCGATTCTGCGGGTGACCCAGTTCTGCGTGAACACGTGGGTGAATTAGTGAGGTCAGGTCTGCTTTACGCTTTACACCACGTTGAACTCAATCCTCACGTTGCATCTGCCTATCGCCATGATCTGCAAAAGTTCTACTCATGCAACCTTGCGACAACGATAGCGCGCAGCGTTTTGTTGGACAAAGAGGGTCATCTACGTTTAGGTATCCTGCACGCGCTAGATCGTCTTGCTTTTAAGGTGATCGTCACGCGCAGCGGTCAGGCGAACCGCACCGTCGTAATCGCGACGGCAAAAGGACCACTTTACGTTTGTAGTCTGGACGAAGTTACTTCTTTCTCGCATTAGGAGGCACTATGCGTATCGCATTAGGTATCACCGCGTGGAGGCGTTTTCTGCTCGACAGTCAGCCTCATAAGGCTAGATTGGTAAGAGCGGCTTTTATCTAGGATTCGGAGCCATCGAAATTGAAAATCTGGTGAGAAGATTACCCGACGACCCGGAAGTCGCCAACGTAGTGCAAACAGCAGAATTTCTCGGAATGACCGATGAAGATACGGTTTATTTCGATCCTTCTATAACCCCATAAGGAAACAAATGAGTAAAGTTCTTAGAATAGTTAACGATTACGGCGGCTTACACGCCACCTTTAAAATTACGAGCGTCTCGACGGATACTCAAACCGATGTACCCGTGAGTAGCGCTCGTTATTTGATCGAAGCGATAAGGCAGTTGCCATCCTCTTTGTTTAACGTAGAGGTTTCTTACGCTAACATTAACCACGGTCAATCCAGACCTTTTCATTTACCAGGAGATAGAATTATGAACATCGCTAACTTTGTTCCAGACCAAGACGAAGACGCAGTCGTCAGGACTGAACTATTTGTAGCACCTAAACCGGCCATCGTCCCTGATGACGGAGTATTCAAGTATTTTGTGGTGACCAACGTTTATGACGTTGCTTCCGCTGATGCACACGCAGTGCTGCTCTTCGACAATACAGTCCTAGACGTACTCGGTCTTTTGGCGGCTAACGGAAAGCTGTTCAATCTTAAGTTGACGGTATTGGCGGGAGTGCCTGACGCTGATTACTCCGTTGATTTCGAGAAACATTCTTGGAATTTGGACAAAGCCTCGTACACGGCATTGATCGCCGACATTCGCGCCACCGCGCGCACTAACGAGATTATCGCTGCGTCTTCCGTCACGGCTCACGATCGTGAGAAGGCGCAGTATACTCGCAAGGACGGCTCTGTTAAAGAGTTTGAAGACTTCACTCTTGGCGGGAACAGCGAGGAAGATGAATAATGGACATCGCTGCGGAAGTCAAAGCTGAAAGGAAGGCCCAGGCTGACTCTTTTAAGCGCAGCACGTCTATTAAGAAGGACGATGCAACACCTCCTCCGAGGTGGGGTTCAGTTAGACCTGACGCGTACCACGAAGTATACGGAGTTTTACCACAAGTAGATAAATCCACTTACTTCAAGAAACTTTTCGCGAATGGTCCTTCAGCTCATGCCGCACCACTGATTTCGAGAAGATCAGTCACACTCCTTCCAGGGGTGTACTCCTTCGAAGATCCGGTGCTCAAGTTTCAGAAGGTACTAAGTGAACGTCTCAACGAGGAGTTTCCTGTATCAGTAGATAAAGATGGTTTTACTGATACGGGGGTGCACACGTCTTTCGATAGGCTTAGGTGCCCTGCCGGGTACTTTATGAACCCAATGAGCTACGTTGCCAAGAACAACGCCCTTTATCGTCAAGAGCTCGGGTTGAGCGCTGGAATGAACGACTTACAGCGCACCATCGCTACCGAGGTCTGGCGTCTAGTAGCGTTCAGAGCTCGCGTCGCCGCGGTGAACGTCGCAAAACTGTCCACTAGCGGGATGAGGCGCTTTACCTCAGACACACAATGGAAGCTGGCGTACGTGGAATGGCTGATGTCAGGAGATAACTTCGAGTTGTTTCTTGATGCAGTCGACTCCGAAGATTGGCTTACTTTGGCTAACAAGTATGAATGCGCTTTCGCGATGTACTTGCAGAAACGAGGTCAGGTGGACCAACCTGGTAAAACGCGTACTGTGTTCGATTTAGAGTACGCACTCAGCGGTGGTTCAGAGGGCAAATCCTTCGCCGCGGATAAGGACGTGGTAATTAACGGAGTTAAATATCCGGATTTCAGTGCTGTGCGTGCTCGCATTGTACAAGCCGGTCCTTGGGTTATCAACTGTTTCCTACAGATGATAGCGACTCCATTAATGAAAGCGTTGTTTGACGCATTCCCTTATACTTTCCACGTCAACACAAAGGAGGAAATCAGTGCTGTGGTAAACGGTAAGTACGTTTACTGCTCCGACGTAACGGAATACGACAGAAGTATGGATTACGACGACATTCGTCTGCCTCACGACGTTCTCAATGAGGTGTTGGACGAACGTATCGTGAAGGCGTCTTGGCGTCTGTTTGTTTCGCCGTACTACGCGAAACCTCTTAGTATTGACGGTAGAGGCGGAACGTGGGTAGGTGACCCTACTGATTGGAGTGATGAGGTTATCGCTGGCAATAGATCGGGACACGCGTTTACCTCGCTCATGGCGAAGGTCAACAAGGTCATCGACTCACTTGTAGTAATCAACAGCATTTACCCCGTCGTTGGTAGATGTAAATTCTTTCTTGAAGGAAAAGGGCCGATGGGCCTTGTAAACAACGGCGACGACGAAATCGTCTGGGCTTACGACAAGAAGGACATTGAACTATTTAAGACGCTGCGAAGCGATCTGAAGCTTGGAAGATACGTTGTTGCGCCCGAAACAGGACAGGCGTTTTCTGGCTTGTTGTTAGTTAAGACGGGTGACACCAGCTATCAACCTACCCCTAAGATCCACACTACTTTCGAGAAGCTGTGGGTTCCGGAACGCTCAATTGGCGGACAACATCGTGCCTTTTGGCCGATCGGTGTAATCGACAGGATTAACAACCTTGTAGAGAGCCCGTTGGGACAACGAGCGTGGGACTTGCATATGCAGCTTTATCGCGATATGTTGGCCCCTATCTACGGCGATTTCATGGGTTTAGTAACTAAAGCCCACGCTGAAATGCCGATACGAAGCGACCAGTTAAGCGCTAAGGATAGAGAGGTGGTAGAAGATCCAAATAAGTTACACTACAAGTTTGACTCAGATGAGATTTCTAATGTGGTTCTGGAAATGATCACATCTAAGATTCCTAAAGAAGTCGTCGAACGTTTTCTCACTAAATATTATA